GAACAGGCGCGACAAAATCCAGATGTGTTCAGGGCGCAAATCAAGGCCGAGGTTCTCAAAGAACTGAAAGCTGAGAGTGAAAAGCAATCCGAGAAAACGGAAAAACAGGAATCCATCAAACCATCTTTGGCATCCAAAAGGTCATCCGGCACTGAACAAACACCTGTGCGGGATAACTTCGAGGATATATTAGGGGACTAATCTAATGGCAGAAACAGCAGTAACTTCCAGCTTGGAAGTAATCAAGTTTCTCAATAAGTTTAGCCGGGAATATGTACGCAATAATCGTCTAAGCCCATATTCGGGTAAGGGCGTGAACAACGTCATTTCGCAGAAAGTTGATCGCGGGCCTACCGTCCGTCATCCGCTTGTAACGCGACTGAAAGGTTCTGGCGTATCCGGCTCAGATGAGTTGAGAGGAAAGGGCGAAGCAATCGGTAACTACAGTTGGGATACCAATCCTACTTACTATCGTCACGCTACCGAGTTCAACAAGGAAGATTTGGAAAAGACGAATCTTGCATTAATGCAGGAATCACGTCCGCTTCTTCTGGAATGGGCAATGTCGGCAACTCGTGATCGCCAGATACAGGCAATGGGCGCTTTCTATAACGGCACTACCTATGCCAACATGGAAGATGCTACCGAAGCGAACAAGGACGCGTGGCTAGTTACCAATGCAGCACGGACTCAGTTCGGTGCATATGCAACCGGCGGTTCATCCGGTGGTACTGACCACAGTGCAGACCTGGCGCAGATCGACGCAACCAACGACAAATTCACCTATACACGTTTGCGTGAAATGCGTCTGTTGGCAGAAGATGCCGATCCGCACATTACGCCATATCAAAGCACCGAAGAAGGTGAAGTGTATGTCGTATTTGCCGGTTCCGTAGCAATGCGCGATTTCCGTGCATCACTGGATACAATTAATCAGAACGCCGATGTTCGTGGCATGAAGATTACTTCCGGTGGTAACGTGCTGGCGCGTGATGGTGACCTGTTCTTTGAGGGAACCATTATCCGTAAAGTACCGGAAATTACCGGAAACTTCTCAGCTTCGGGCAAACCGCTAAATGCAGCGGGGACTGCCGGTGTTGTAGTTGAGCCGGTATTCATGTGTGGTATGCAAGCACTGTCGCACGGTCTTGGACAAGCCCCCGGTATTATTGTTGACCGGGATTATGATTTTGGATTCAGGCCAGCAGTGGCGGTTGAATTGAAGGAAGATGTCAAAAAGACGTTCTTCAATTCATACCAGCACGGTATGGTTACTGGTTACTTTAGTGGGGTGAAATAATGGCTAATGTAAATAGCGTTCAACATGCCGCGAAAGTAGAACAGAATGGCCCGTTTATGTGGGCTACATATGAGATTGGAACCGCTTTAAGTGCAGCGGATACAATCACATTCTTTACTGTTCCGGCGGGAACCACGGTTCTTGGTGGCTGGTTAGTCGGTGATGATATTGATACCGGCACTGAAACCCTGGAAATCGANGTGGGTGANNCATCCAGNNCAACACGATTCATNAATTCTGGCGTTATTACCGGTGATGTAATTACCGGTACGAAACCGGAAGCGGGAATCCTGTTACAGATGTTTGGTACATTGAAAGATGGCCCATACACCTATACGTCCGATACCGATGTAATCGGAACTGTTACCGCTGCCGCCCAAGCTGGCGGAACCGGTACTATCTCTCTGATTCTGATGGTATCTTCACATGACGCAAGGGTGTCACCACCTGACGCGCCGATCTAAACTGAACTGTGAATGGGGGCGCAAGCCCCCTTCACTTTAAGGGTAATAATGTGAAACGCAATGAACTCTTAGGTATTGGTTTACAACCTGCACCCAAGAACAATCTCGCTGATTTCCGAAGTTTTCAAGTGAGGTTTTCTGATGAGACAGCAAAACAACAAAAACAGCTAATTCACGATGGTTCTATAACTTCTGTCTATTCCAGAACCGTCCAAGACCCAAAGACCGGAAAATGGTATAACGTGCCTGGATTCGATAGGGAAAAGCGTAAAATTATAAACGACGATCAAGCGTTGAACACATACCTTCCAGATATACGCGCTGGACGTTTCAGGGGTTTTAACTCAGTAGATGAAGCGGTTAAAACCGTGGTCACAGAACATCAATCTATGGATGCAGCAGATAACGAATCAATTATGCGGAATCTGATGATGCAAAGGACTATGCAAGGACTAGACCCGAATACGGGATTACTTAAAAAATGAGAGAAATTTATTATGGCTAAAAAATCAAAGGATACGGCTAAAAAACCAAAGGGCAGACAGGCTGGAACACAGTTACGCAGCTTTGTATTTACGGGCGACAAGATTGGTGGGGACGACCCGGAATCCATTGAAGTATTTGGTTATGTATTCAAGTTAAACGGTAAGGCAGTCAAGGTTGCTGCGCCGGTTGCTGAAAAACTTTCAAATCATTCACACTTTACCGAGAAATAAATGTCAACACTGGCACAGATACGGAATGACGCGGGTGAAATACTCAAGTTGACCGGTGAAGGTCAAATACTGCGTTCTGCACATGACGATGATATGTCAAAGGCATACACCGAAGTCTACGCTGAATTGCAGGGTCTTGGGCTTACTTCATGGTCATCCACAAGTGACGTTCCCGACAAGTTTTCCCATTCTGTGGCCATGCTTGTCGCGGGTGCGCGTAAGGAAAAGTATCCTGTACCGGACACGTTATTTCAGAGAATATTGTCCGGTGAGGGTATTGCTATGGCGCGTATCCGCGAATTACAAGCACCTGCTAAAATGGGTGTGACGGAAATCGAGAATTTCTAATGCCGCGAGTTGAAATCCCTTTTATTGGCCCGTCCTATACAAACAGGGAAAAACCACTTTCGGCACAGGTATCTAAAAACCTTTGGCCTGAAATAAACCCGGAAGCACGGAATAAGGTATCGTTACACAATACTGCCGGTATTCGTACCCTTGCCAATTTAGACGGCATAGATCGCGGTATGCACGATTTCAACAACCTTTTGTATGTTGTTAACGGTGGATACCTCTATACGGTTGACGATGAAGGCACAAGCAACCAGATTGGCGCTATTACCGGTANAAATCGCTGTGTCATGGCAAATGACCCGACACAGTTGATAATTGTTACCGGGTCTACGCCATATCGGTACACGGTTGCGTCTGGACTGGAAGTTATAACCGACGAAAACCTGGTTAATCCAACATCCGTTGCCTACCTCAATTCACAATTCATATTCGATAATAATAATGGCACGTTTGGTGAATTTGTCACTTCAAGTATTCAGGCTGGACTCAGTATTGACGCGCTGGATTTTGCCACAGCAGAATCGCACCCCGACGATATTGTAAGGGTTATCGCCTACCGGCAACTGGTTTATTTCTTTGGCACTCATTCTGTTGAACCGTGGCGTAATACCGGTACAGGGAACCCACCTTTTGCCCGACAGGACTCAGGTATTCGTACCTATGGCCTTGCCGGTACACACGCGATAACAACAACTGATGAGTTTATCTATTACTTGGATAACCGCAGGATTCCACGGCGGTCAAATGGCTTAGACCATCCACCAATCGGAAATCCGACAACCGGCGTTGAATTTGCCAAGTATTCTAAAATAGACGATTGTGTCGTTTTTGACTTTGTTCAGGACAACCAGCAATTTGTTGTATATACATTCCCTACAGCAAATCGCTCTTGGGCATATCACGAACTGAGCAATAGTTGGTTTCAATTGACATCCGGTGTCCATGATGACCGTCATCGTGCATCGAGCATGATTAACATTTATGGATTGAATTATTGTGCTGACCACACCAATGGGAAGCTGTACGAATATTCATTGGACATTCTTACCGATGATGGTGACCCGATTATCAAGCTACGGGATACCGCGCCCATTCATGGGGGACTATATGAGGTTCCCGGCAAGCAATTATATTTAAGCAATATCGAATTTGTGATCGCGTCCGGTAGAACCGAAGTTGCAGGGCTTGGACTTGGCGCACAACCGGTCACCGCAGATGTCGGTCTTTGTGGCACTTCCGCAGATTTAACACAGGGTCAATTGTTGGGTGTTGGTCAAACGCCATTTATGAACAATGACTTGTCGCAACTCGCATATGGCGCTTCCGCAACGGATAATTCCACGTTTGCAGACACCAAGATCATTTCATTCACCTGTGCGTTTACAAAGCAATATGTTCCAACGGGAACTGGCGCGATTGTTCATGCTATTGACCTGTACAGTGTCAACCGGGCTGTAACAAATTTCGGATTCCACATGGATACCGACGGTTACATGCACATCACGGCACGAAATGTTGCCGGTACTGAAATCCTGAACGTACAGATAACCAATAATGGCGCGTCATTTGCAGACAGCAAATTCTATATGTTCTCAGTGGTAATTAACCTTGCTGATTCGACCAAGCGCGAAATCTATATCAATAATATCGAACGTGGCGCAACCACATGGACAACCTGGACAACCTACACCGACGATACGATCAATCTTGAGGATATTGCAACCACAAACGAAATGACCTATTCGTTCGGTAAGAGCCAATCAACAGGGTTCGGATGGGCCGACCCGGATACCGATTCGGGTAATTCCTTCCAGCCGGTAGGCACAGAGACATTGGGCTTTGTGACACTCGATGATAGTTGCTCATTGATTGCTTCTTCCGTTTGGGACAACACCGGCAAGATACGCGACCCACAGGCTTGGGAAGGGTGGTATAAGACGCAACCGCAAGTGGCGTATTTACCGTCATTCTGGATGAACTCAGGCAAGACCGCGCCAACAGCGGTTACGGGTGCTGGAAGCAATGGATCAGAAAAATTATGGTCAAGTGCCACCTCAGCGACTATTTATAACGGCAACCACAGTTCAACAAGAATTGACGCATCCGAATATAACTTTGGTGTTGGTTCAACACTTACGGCAACGGATAAGGATACCTTGCCGGATGCACCAGCACCGGTAACGCCAGTCGAGTTGGTTGCGCCATTTTGGGAAAATACCGGCACATTTATTGACCTGTCTAAACTCACACAGACGACATTCCAAGCCATGTTTGGGGTCACTGTTGAGGGTGCGGATTTTGCCAAGGACGTTACGGTCAATAAAGCGGCATTGGTCAATACAAGCAATACCGGCAATCGGATCCAATTACGCAATTCAACGATATATGCCAATGGTTATATTGCTATCGTGGATTCAACCGGGGTCATTATTGATTCGTCCATTTATGATGGTGCGGCAAACAGTGATTCCCTGTTAATTCCGACAACCGGTGATCATTATGTCGTGGTGACTTCTGATGCCACACAAGCCAAAGTCAAGAAATGGGATTCAATCGTTGCCAGT